TTATCCTACTGTAGATGACGTCAGATCAGCCATTCGTTTAAGTACGTCTGCTGGTTTACCTAACCCCTTTTTAAGCAAACGTTCTGTCTTAAATGATATCCTTCATGTACTTAGTCGATTTTACTCTAAAACTTTGAAACCTTCGGATATTCTACAGTGGCCTTCGGCTACTTTCTTGAGGTCTCAGATTCGATCTTCCGGAGTAAAGTTTCGAATTGTACATGCTGTTCAAGCCTTTCAGATAGTCATCGAAGTATATTTCTACAAACTATTTCAGTCTGTATTACCAGATGATTGTTGCGTTACCATTGGTAAGACACAAAAAGATATCTCTGTGATCACTAGTTCTTACACTGACCTGTACACTTACAGTATTGACTACAGTAAATGGGATGTGTCTAGACAGCCAGTTTTATCTGTGATATCATTTGACATCTTTATGCAATATATACCTATGAGCAAATATCACCGAGATTTCCTAATTGCATTACGTAATTCTTACTTAACTCTACCGATGTTCCATCCTACTGTAGAGCTTTGTAGGCGGTGGATTGGTACTGTTTCAGGTAGTGGCTTTACATCATTAGATAATTCAGTTTGTAATTACATTGTTGTAACTTGCACCGTTTTTAACTATTGTATGAAGAAAGGACTTAGCCCTTATGAGTTTTACTTCAAACTAAACACTAGCGGGGATGACCTTCTTATTGGTTTTAATCATGAAATAGATTTTGAGCTTTTCGCGACTCTAGCCTATAACCATTTCGGTTGTAAGATGTCGTTAGAACTTGAAGTCGTCAAGCCTGGTTTGAATCAGTGTTTCTTTCTCGGATCTAAATGGATTAACGGCAAGCCGTATAGATTAGAGAAGGTGATGGTTGCTTCTGTTATCTTTGGGAGTGGAAACTTTCCTATGATGGACACTAAAACATTAGTAAAATCTAGGTTTATTGAAGTTTTCGGTAACTCTTGCGATACACACGTCTATTACAGACGGTTTAGAAAATCACTAGATGGCGTGCGCCGTCTATTTTTCTTCAATGAGTTATATACTCCTTTCCGTACTGGCAATACTGAAAGAGTGAAACATATTAAGCCCGAGGTAGGTAATAAAGTAGATAGTCGTGGTTTCTGGTTTGCTGAAACTAGTTACGACGAAAATCTCTCACGGC